TACGGCGGCAAAACTTGCCGAATGGGACTTATTTCATCACCTAACAGGTGCCGGTTGTCAACCGGACTGAGTGAACCTGTTTGACTTATTTCACCAACCACAGGTATCAGTTGTCAACTGAATTTCATGGACCCGTTCGTGCACCGAGATTTGCTCGGCACACTATCCTGGCTTTAGAGCGCCAAGAATGAGAGAGCGGTTTTGAGAATGCCTCCCAAGGCACCTCCGAGTCCGCCACCTCCCTTCTTCCCGCCACCAAACACTCCTCCAACCACGCCTCCGATCAGGTCTTCAATGGTACGCGCGACTGAGTCTGAATGGGCAATTGCTTCCACGAGCCCGTACGCCATCTGGCGCTGCCACTCCTCCGGGGTAGGTGAAATGGGAATGCGCTGTGAGGCGTCCAGGACGCGGTCAATGCCGACTTGGTCTGCGTCTGAGAGGACGAGATTGGGCGGGGAAACCGCTGCAGTTTGGCCCTGATACTCAAAGAAAGACACCATCTCATACTCATAGGAGTTGACGACACCTGGGCTAGGCGCAACAGCATAGACTATCATAGTCGGATTAGCATTAGCGCCGACTCCGTCATCCGGAGTGAAATCCAGAGAGGAGAGGCCCATGGGCCGCCACACCAGGACAGTCCAGTCGCCTTGAGCCCCGAGGGCTTGTGGGACAACCGTAGTGTCTGGTAGAGCGTTGAGATTAGCGAAAGTAAAGTTGTTCACCGTCTGCTGATCGTCGAGTTGAACGATGTTGAGAGTACCTCCGACGTTCAGGAGTTGCGTGATATTACGCACGCGAACCCCCACGGCAACTAGTCGAGAGACTATGCCTGTACCGAGGCTGGCTGCCGTGTAGGGCAGCTGGCCATCGGCGACGCCGGTGACTCCAACGCCCGGTCCCGAAGGAACGATGCCGGCGAAGGTGCCAGAGGTGAAGAACAATTTCAGTGTATCTTTTGCGGAGACGAAGGGCGCGATTGAGACAAAGCCGAAGCCAGCAGTCCCAGTAACGAACACGCCGCGCGTGGTAGTCTTCCACCTCTGGGTAGGGGTTGGAGGAGACATTGGCACGCAAGGCAGGTTGTCGAAGGAACCGAAGGGATTGGATATAGCTTTCGCGTACATCGCCGCGCAATCGCTGAGGCCGGTCCCATGAGCTGCATCAACGCCCATCGCCTGGGAAAAGACGGCGGGCATGGCTTGCTGCTGCATGGCCAGCGGAGCGAGCGACGTCTTGCGACGCGCTGCACTCAGCGAGAGTTTGAGAGCTTCTGCTGCAGATCGATTAAAGAGTCGAATGTGACAGGGAACTCGGAGATTCCCCCGAACGTCGAAGCGAGCTCCTTGAGGGAGATGTGCTAAGACAGCGGGGGAAGTCATGCTCAGGGATTTGTTTCGCGCAGGTGAGCTCTGCGCGGTTAAGGCCTTAATGGCTGGCGCCCGCGGGATCCGTTGCTGGATCGGCGGCGGGCGCTTTGCCTTCTTGGCCTTCTTGGTTGCCTCCTTGGAGGCCGTCTTGGTACGACGAGACATGGCGGCCCTCCTCCGCCAATCGGGACTGTTCATTAGCCAGGGCATACTCAAGGCACGCTTCTAGGGCGGTGCCACGGGCGGGCTGAGGGAAGTGACGTAGTTCCTCCTCAAGCTGGACATAGTCAACCATGTAACTCTTCCTCGAAAAGAAGCGGAAAATAGTCCGGCTCGCTGTGCGCAAGAACGCGGCACGTGGGCCAATGTACTCGTGAGAGCAAAAGACGATGCCGAGTACACTGTCGTGGAGCGACTCTTCAACACTCAAGCCGAGGCTCGTGTAGAAGGAAGAGGTGCGCTCCCCTAAAGAGGACTCTACGCAGTCGTCTCCCATGGCCATGCACGGCGCAAAGCGCAGTGAAGCGAGGAGGACTCGCATGCGGGAGTTTCCGTTGGACGTTATTAAGCGGCCCGAGATTTGCATCCCCGGGCGGGTTTTCACGAAAAGCTGACCATCAGAGAGGGAGATAATCGGCTGGCAACGTAGCTCTGTTACCACGTAGGCAATGCGCGCAAGATCGGAATCGAGCGGCACGGCCCAGTGGCGCAAGCGGGTGACGTAGTCTGCAACTTGCATCCATCTTTTCACGGAGCAGTCCCAGCCCTTCACGTCGGTATTACTCAGGCCCGAAGGCGCAGAGTGGGGCGAAAGGAGTTGGGTCATGAACTCGTAGAGAGCTTCAAAATCCTCATCAGTCGCACCCATACCGGGTTTAGTGGGGGAACTTTTCCAGTGCTCGATCTCGATTTTGGTCTGGTCAGAGTACAAGACTCTTTCCACAAGTTGGTCGATGACGGAGAGCACCCAGATTAGACGGAGCCTACGCGTCTTGATCTTCTCGAGCTTGTGAGGCTCTTGTTTCACGAAGACGCGAATGGGGTCGCATAGGTCGGCCTCTACAGCTTGGATGGGCGCAGTTCGGAAACTGGCCCGCTGGAGGCAAAGAAGTCGCCTTACGGTCAGTTCGACAAGCTCGTTGTAGAACGAGTCGATTAACTGGCCATTGTTACCACCCAAGAGAGAGTAAGGCGTGCCGGGAGTGGCATCTCTCTTGAGGTCCTGAACGTGGTGACTCACGACGACGCGGAGGGCGTCGGCGCTTTCGAGGCCGCCTCTGGAGTTGAAGCCAGAGGGGATTCCAGCGGAAGGGATCCTGGCAGCCGTGCAGGCGGCAGCGGTTGCGATTCTGGTGGCGTCAGCAAAGGAGCAGCCGAGGGGCTCACAGCCATAGAACCCTTGGAAGAGTTCGGCGGCGTAGAGTCCTGGATCGCTCGCAATGCATTGGCCAGCATAGTCGCGCGCTGATCTGCAGGCGCACGGAGCAGTTTGACGAGTTCCTTGTGCTTCTTGAGAGCCGTTTTGCTGGGGCCATTCAACCCTGGACCAGTCGGTTTCTTGGAAGATACTGACTTGGTATCGGAGGCTGGCAAGCTCGCTTGCGGGGTCTCGAGGGGGCCAATTCCAATAGACCTCTCCTTGCTCGCCTTGGAAGGCAAGCTCTGGGAAGGCTTCTCGGACTCGGGCCGGAACTGCGGGGCTGGGGTTGGGAGTGCCTGAGCCGTACTTCTTGACAATGGTGGTGCCGACTCGTGAGAGTCCTGCACCTTCGGTGACAATAAGACGGGCTTGGGTCCACTCGTACTCTCCGACTTCGCAGCTGAAGACACGGACGGGGGCTTGTTCAGCCCCCGAAGAACTTTTAAATCTAATGATTCGTGATGTGTGCCAAAGATCGTTTCATAGAAGGCTTCGTCATATTCGTCGTCGCTGTCTGCCAAATTGAAGCCCAAAGGCCTCGAAATAAAGTTTTCAGTGTAGACGTACTGACGTTCGCCGGTGAATTTCGCTTGAACTTGTTCGTAGCCGACTTCCGAGTCGACCTCATCAAAATACTCTTGCGTGAACGCCTGGGCATTGGTCTCTTCTTCCTCCATTTCATGGAAGCGCTCTTGGTCCAACCTCTTCTCCTCCATACGCCCGGGGCGAAGTTCTTCAGTCTCAGCTCTTGCAGAGCCTTGACTTAGAAATAAGCCAGCGAGTGAGCCAGCATAGTTATGCTTAGCTACTCCTTGAAAGTCTGTCGCGCCACCAGCAACGTGGACTCCAACGACGGCATGGATAGCTTGGTCGTATATAGGGGTACCAGAGTCGCCTGGGTGTGACGTCATTCGATGAGTCAATCCGAGGGGGAAATTTGGGATGGGTTTGAGCGCTGACCACATAAGCCGATGGCTCGACTGGTTGTCCTCCTTGGATCTGTTGAGGATAACCATAGAGCCTCGCGATTGCGCGCGAGGGGCCTTGATTTGGACAGCACGTAGTCCAGTCAGTGACCAGACGGCAGTGGGAACTCCAATTATAATGACGTCAGCTTTTGTGCAGCGGTAAAGCGGCACGCAGGTAGATTTCAGAATAGTGGCCCGGTTTAAGGAGCCATGGAGCCCGAAGGCATCGGTCAATTGAGTGTAGACGTGGTTAGCGGTGAGCAGTCCTTCGAATCTTTTGCCTTTACGCGTGTAGAACACGTGAGAACAGCAGCCGGAACGGAGAGAACTACCCTCCTGGGTGATAGAGAGCACGCCCTGGTATTCAGGGTAGCCTTTGATGCCGACGGCGATGGAACCCTCCACAAGGGCCTCAGCGCTTGGAAGCGCGTTGGAGCGAGTGGGGTTCTCAACGTCGACGACGTCGTGGGCAAGGGCTGGAGGAGTCGCAAGCGACTCGACAGGCATGAAACGCTCATACCAAGAAGGCACAAGGGTCACAGTCTGTTGGGCTCTAGACCGAAGGTCCGCCCGAAAGCGGCGCCAAAGGGCCTTAGTCCAACTCCAGAAGAGAATAGAGAGGGGGTAAACTAGGTAGATGAGCGCCCAAAGAGCCCCCAAGAGAGCGCAAGCAAGGAGCACAGAAGCGAAAGAATCGCTAAGCGCACGCGAGCGTACGTAGACCTCGAGGAGGAATTGACCGCACATGGCAAGAAGGGCACGAAGAGGTGACAGGAGGAACACCGAGAATTGGCCTTGATGCAAACGGGTACTCTGTATGACACGGTCAGCAACGTCTTGGGTAAAACGCTGGTAGCACACGCCATAGAGAATGCCTGAGGGCACTCGGGTTATGTTCTGGTAGGTGATCGACCAACACTCGTCATAGCCTTCGCCGAACGTAGTTGTGGTCTGCCTGTAAACCGCTAGCTGTGCCGAAGCATTCGCCAGTGGAGACAGGATCAGGATAGTCCCGAAGATTAGTCGGACGACTCCGTTGCCGGTTGACGCATCAACACACAAGCGGCGTAGCGCTCGCAGGCTCCAGCCGCCTTGGTAGGCAGCAGTGATGAGCGTGCAGAGCAAAGTAAGGAGGTAAACCTCCGAACAAGGAACGTCGCGAGTGGTCTCGAGCGTCGCGGACTCGTGCACGAGGCAAGCGGGCTTCTGGTCTTCATGTGGCTGCGTGTAATCGCTGCGCTTCAAGTTGACCTTGACCCCCTCGCCACCGCGCTCAAGTGTGACGGTGACTTCCGACGCGATACCTTGGAGGGCACC